TTGTCGGAAGCAACCCCCTTTGGAAGCCCTTGTACAAGAGCATTATTAATCGCTTCGTTGGCGTAAATACGGATCCACGTTTCTTGGTCGCCTAAGCCTAGAGCATTCTTAGTTGCTGTTTCTGCCTTTGCCCAGAGACCGGCCCCTGACCATTCGGGGGACTTTTCTAGTATATCTATCCTATTAAGAACATTACGGGCTTCTGCCATACCCGCGCTTGCCTTAGTCCCTCGTTGATTAGACTCTTCCAGAGCTTTAGCCGTCGGGGCGCCCATCTTAGTGTCACCCCGAAAAAGTTTCTCGAAGGACTTAAGATCGGGGTATAGGCCAGAGAGAATGCCGTCTATAATGGAATCCTGTACATCACCGGGAGGAAACTTAGCACGGGCTATCTTGATTAATGATTGCTTTTGTGCTACTGTTGTACCCCCTGCACCATTTTCTTCAGACTTCTCATCGACAAGTAATTTAAATTCTCCTGTACGTCTGTTGAACAAATACTTACCGACAGAAGACCACTGATCTATCTCATTCTGGGACACGTAGGCATAAGCAACTTTTAATGCTTCTGGATCACCTTGCTGGATAGCGGGCACAAGCTCAGGCAAGACACTCTTCACTAAATCAGCGGTAACCGCCCAGCTTTTTTGTTGTGCGGCAACTGTGACCATGGCCTTCTGTTGACTAACCATATCTGCTTTTACTTCTTGTGCCTTCATAAAGTAAGCAATCTTCTTCTGAGGATCTTGCTCATACTGTGCTTGAACTAAGAGGGCTTGCATAATGCCTTCTTGACTCTGTTTATTCTGAATCTGATTTAGGGCTTGATTCGAGCGTTCAGGTGCAGTACGCATGTCCGTACCTACCACACCACCTAACGCTCGTGCCAAAGGGTCATTACTCCCCATCATCCCCGCAGGCTCTTCGGGCCTAGCTTTTCCGAAGTTAGCAACCCTGTCCATCATTCCTGTACTGAAGCCTAAAGCCATCTTATATTATCCTATGTTTATCTTAAGCGAAAATTCTAAAGGCTCTGTCTGCCGCTGTGCGTGGCATTACTGCGGCCCGAAGGAAAAGGGGTCAGCGTTATTAAAATACTGGTAGAGGATTATTATAGTTTAAGCCAGTGCCCAACCCTTTTAAGCGGGGTTGATCTAAAGGCTGCGTCCTTGCGACTTTTCTCACCGCGATCGAAGGCTGCGGTAGAGGATTATTATAGTTTAAGCCAGTGCCTCCGCCATCAAAGTATAGTGCGTCCCCGTTCCAGCCGTTGTACCCTCCTGCTCCGCCTGACCCGCCAAAAGGTATAGGATTATTAAAGTTTAAGCCAGTGCCTCCGCCATCAAAGTTTAGTGCGTCCCAGTTCCAGCCGTTGTACGAGCCATCAGCGTTATTATGTGGAATATTACCCCCACCGAACAACCCGCCGCCAGTGTAATCACCTACTGTAGAGTTGGGGTTCCCGCCACCTAATTGACTTCTGAACCAGTCTACTGCCGCACCACCAGCAGCCCCGCCTAAGAGATCACTAAAAGAAGGCTGACCGCCACCGGCTGGAGCACCACCGCCGGACAGCATGCCCTGCTCTTGTCCCTGTTGACCTAAGAGCCTAGCGATAGCTTGTCCATATTGGCTACGGGCATCTGCTGCACCCATGTTCGCTGTCAACATTCCCTCTAGTCCTGACATACCGGCCTCAGCCTGTAGCTGCGCCCCTTGTCTTCGGCCTACGTCTGCTATGTTTGCAAACTGGGTGCCCGCTTGGACACTGTTCAATAGTTGGTTCTCAGGCGCATACTGGGCCTGCTGCAGGGACAACAGATTCTGAAGATTAGCTGCTTGCTGTTGTGCAGGAGCCATCCCTGCTGCTTGGCCTAAACCAAACATGCCTTGAGCCATGCCCATATTACCTGACTGTAATTGTTGCTGTAATGCAGAAAGACCTTGTTGCCCTTGTCCTGTAGCTAAGAGGTTTTGTAGTTGAGAGGAACGTAGGGCCTCTTGACCCTGTAGACCCTGCATCCCTAGTTGACTTAGGCTCATGCCTCTGTTAAGCGCATCAGTCTGTAACCCGCTTCCTGCTTGCCCAAGTTGACCAGAGAGTGCACCTGCTGACGTAGCTCTTCCCAGACCCTCAGACTGCAACTGTGACTGTATCTGATCAGAAGACATCCCCATCTGTAGTAACTGTGCGCCTCTTTGCTGGGCGGCGTCTTGTAAGCCTGATCCCGTTTGCTGGAATTGGGCACCGAGCTGTGCGGCTTGTGCCCCACGACCAAAACCCTCTGATTGAAGCTGGGATTGAATCTGCTGTGCAGACATGCCTAACTGGGAAAGCTGTGCTGCTCTGCCCTGTGCTTGGTTTTGAAGGTCAGAGGACTGTCCTGCCAGAGCGCCTGTCTGTGATGAGAGGCCCATAGCGTTCTGGAAAGCCTGTTGTTCCTCAGCCCCTGCTTGCTGCATAGCCATGAGTCCAGCTTGATTCTGTGCTTCAGCTTGAGCCTTGGCCAGAGCTAACTGTTCTGGTGTGCCTCCAAACATATCAGTACGAACACCACCACGCCCTTGAGCCTGTAGTTGCTGGTTTAACTGGAGTTGTCTACGTTCTTCTTCAGGAGACTGGAGCGACCGGAGCCTATTGTATACATCAGACTCTCGTCCTGCCCTATCGAACTGATTAAAGTCTCTACCTGCCTGTCCTGCCATGCCTCCGAACTGTGCCCTGAGTGCTTCGATGTCCTGTGGGGCACCTTGACCTAAGCCTTGCTGACCCATAGCCAGAGCCTGCTGACCAAACCGCCCTAACTGCCCGTAGTTTTGATTTGCTTGAGACATCATCCCAAGACCTTGAGCTGAGAGCTGTTGTCCTTGGTTCTGGAGACCTGCCCCAGCAAACTGAGAACCCCTTAGCTGATTCTGTCCTTGGTTATATGCTTGATTTCCTGTGCCCGCTAAGTTATTAGAGAAGGTGTTCTGGCCTGCTAACTGACCAGACATCCCACCAAACATAGAGCCTAAGCCTCCTAGTTGCTGCCCTGCTTGTCCGGACTGACTGGTCAGCCCTTGTCCCATGCCTAGTGCTTGGTTGGTGATGCCTTCCATGCCTGAAGGACGACCGAACTGAGATGTTTGTTGGTTGAAGATATTTCCGTATTGCCCCTGCATACCGGAGAGCCTTGGGTCTTGTCTTTGTGCTGCTCCCATGAACCCTTGGGCACCACCAAAGCCTTGGCCCTGTAAGCCCTGTAACTGGGAAGAATAGGGGTTAGGCTGCCCGATCTGACCGGCCTGCTGGTTGACGTTCTGTCCCATCCTATCCATGAACGACTGTTGCTGTGGATTATAGTTTAGATTAAGTCCATTCTGGGTAGCCTGTGCCCCACCGAAGGCAGAAGTCACACCAAAAGGTCTGAACTGTGAATTATCAGAGGCTTGCTGGCCTATCTGGTTGGCTCCAGTCAACATCTGCTGCCCTGTCTTCTGGAGGGCATTGGCTGTATTCTCAATGTTGTAGACTTGAGCGCCTAGATTTAAGATATCTGATATAGCCATTAAGTTAATCCTCTTGAATTCTTCACTAGACCATCCTGCCCATGAGGGCCTGTATGTTTATTTCTTGTATGGAGATAGGATCGTTGTCTATAAGAACCTCTACACCGATAGAGGCTAATGTCCCTGCCCCTGATGGCTTGACGCTGTGCTTGTCTATGATGATAGAGGCACTGTACTGACTGGTTGACACATTAAACTCAGATACATTAAATTCAGCAAGGACACCGGCAGAGATACTCAGAGCCTGTGATCTGTAATCCCCTGTATAATCATAACTCCAGAATACATAAGCCTGTGCGTTCTGACCGCCGATGAACGTGACGTGCATGTCTTTGAGCATCTTCAGTCGAGAAGAATCCCCGAAGGCCATAGGATGCGTATAGTAAGAGAGCCTGTAGGTAGCTCCGTTCTCGTAGTAGCCTGTGTAGTTGCTTATGCCCGCTACGTCCCCTATGTACACAGAGCCATCAGCTAGTCGGGCCAGAGCAAGATACGTTACGTTAGACCAAGTGGTTACTCTGTACGACCCATCTTCCATAGGTGCCCGCATGTCAAAACAGTACACCTGCTTAGCATCTGGAAAAGATAACAAGTAGAAGGCGTCTGAAGCACTGTAGACAGAGGCTAACTTAGTGACTTGCGTTGAGAGCAGCGCCAATAAGTCAGACCTAATATTCTTGCTGATGTCACGCAAGGGCAGGGATTTTTCTTGTATGACTCGACCTAGACTACGAACACCTTGATCAGAGAGGAATATAACGTCTGTCCCTGTGTGCTGTACAGAGTCCCTAGCAACACAACCAACATTGGCGATGGTGTCCTGTAGGGTCATAGTTGAAGGGGTTGTGGCCCCAGAATAAATAAGTATAGTTCGTTTACCGAATATAACTAAGTAACCATTATGGGCCACCAGCGCCACTATCTCATCGAAGCCTGTGGGCCATACTCTCGTAAGGTCAATAGATCCTGTGTCTGAGGCTGTCCAGACGGCACCATCCAGCAACCCCGACCAGTACAGTGTACCTTTGTCCCCAGCTATATCCCCTACCCAGAGTCTACCGAAGGCTGCAAGTACTTCATTGCCCTGTGGTGCTGTGCCTGCGTAGGTAGGGTGGGCAGAGAGTTTCTCCAGTGTCCCTACGTGATCTGAATAGATGAGGGGCACATGACCCTTTTGAAAAAAGTAACAGTGATAGTCGAAGTTCACCATTTTCCAGTTGTCAGCCGTTATCGTAGTGGCTGCCGGTGTCACGTCCGTAAGGGTGGTTGTTCCAGAAAATATCTTATTGTTGCCTGTAGAAAAGACAGTGTTCCCTCCAGTCGTATCTGTATGCTCTATCAGACCAGCTATCCCTGCGCTTGTGCCTAAAGGTGTGGCTGCGGTAGTTAAGAGATCCCGTCCTTTCCTTGCGCCTATGCGCCCGTACTTGTCTATGATGCAGTTATTAGCAATAGACGCAAATGCTGGATCAAGGCCCACAGGACTATCTTCAGTATTCAGACCCCTGAATCCCGGTGCGCTTATATTAATATTCTGTAAGGGTTGTGACATCTAGTTAGACCACCTTAAAGATGAGTTCTTCTGGGTGTTTGTTGGCGTCCAGTGACACAGCGTCAGCCAAGTACTGGTCAGCAACAGAGAAGTATTCGACTGTAGTCTGACCACCTGTCTCCCCTCGTTCTCTGGCAGCCAAGGCTACGGCTAGATGAAGGATAGGGGCCGTAGGGATGACGATCTGAGTGGCGTTAGCAGTTAAAGTAGGGTTACGAACGACAGCCTTAAAGTTTAGAGTGTATACTCCATCTGGGATAGGAAACACCTTAATCTTAGAGTCTCCGTTACTATCTACACCGTCGAAGGTATAGTAAGAAGGAGAAGAGTTAGTGGTTGAAGAGTTTAGAGATTGGTTAATCATCCAATGGTCAGTAACGTACTGTAGGAAGATTGTAGAGGTTGCATTGGTTACTTCAAGTATTTTAACATCATCTCTGGAACCTGTCAAGGAATAACTTTGTGTGCCCGATACAGTGGTTACAATTATGGTGGGCCTAAGGGCAGACCAATCCCAAGCAGCAGCCACTAAATCCTTAGCGTCATTCACCAAGTCCCCTATCAAGGCAGAGTAACGAGTCTCAGAGACTGTAGATACTTCATCTGCTCTTATGCGCCTGAGTACAGCGT